ATGGAGAGATGTTATGGGGATACGGATTCCCCCCTAGAATAGATTTTAATACATTACATGGAGGTGTGATACTCAAGAATGAGTGGTTACCTGAAAGATTAAAGTAATGTTCAAAGACAATGATACAGCTATGGGAGGGCTTGTATTGGAATGCTTTATGTGTGGCAGGCTGCTACTCTTTCCAACCCATAAGGCAGAGTGTTTGAAAGATTGGAACAAACATGGCAGAGTTTGCTTAAAGTGTTTGTTACGATGGAAGTTTTCAGGTCAGCATCTAGAAGGATACATAGTAGAAAGTGAAGTAAGGATACATAGTAGAAAGTGAAGTTATGGCAGAACATTTTGGCTTATTTTGATATTGTGGAGTATAATAAAATGGAGACTAAAGGAGAACGTAGGGAACAAAAGAGGGAACGAGCTTGGTATAAAAAACATATGGCAAATAATCGTAAAGCGTTAGAAGTAATTATTCAAGCAAAAGAAGCTAGATTAAAACGTATTGCTTATGATTGGTATGAGATAGAATATAAGGAGGTTTTGTAATGAAACGGAAGTTGGAAACTTTATTTGATTTAGTAACGGATACCTTACCTAACGATAAGGATACCCCGCATGTTATAACGGAGTTGAATATTCCACAGAATGTAGAACTTGCTCAAGCTCAATCTATTTTAACGACAAAACGAATAGCCTATTGGTTACGAGGTAATGCTAAAATATATTCTTTAGGATGGGAATCTCAATGGGCAAGAGAATTATGCCAATTAGCTGATGATTTAGATTATTTAGCTACGGCTCATTATACTGTCAGTGACCAGTATTTATACTAGGAGAGTGTGATGCCTATAACTAAACGAAAGGGTAAATGGTATTGGGGAGATAAAGGCCCATATAATTCCCGTAATCAAGCGGAGGATGTACAACGTGCTGCCTATGCTTCTGGGTATGGGGTACAACAAAAGATAGAAAAGATTGAAACTGGGGCACCAATGGATGGAACTAAACGTCAACTCACTGTAACTGAAATAGAACAACGGACTAAGAAATTGAATCCAGAGATTATTAAACACTATCTGTTGGATGAAGGAGAGGGGAGTACCCAAAGTCCTAGAGGTAAATCAAAACCCCCCGCTCCTCCCGAAGCCCATTCGCATAGTCATCATTTACACAAAGAAGATGGTGGTAGTGATGGTGACGGACTTAGTGGTACCGTTTTTACGTCTACTAATGCTGGTATTTTTAATCCAACTTTTGGGGAGAAGAAGAAGAAAAAGTCGGGTGTTGAAAGATTACACGATTTTGTAACGGATAGTTCTCCAATGAAATTAAATGTAGAAAAACAAGAATGGGCTAGTACTGGTGGTCAATTCGGGCATCATGGGCCAATTAGAATTGATTGGACTAAACGTACACTAGATGAGGAGGATGTACAGAAAGTGACAGAACATAAAGGTGAACAAAATCAGGATACCGTAGCAAAAGATGCTAAAGATAAACAACGTTCTATAGAACGTAATATAGACGATGTTCAAGATGATGAAAAAGAAAAAGATAAACTAGTGAGTAAAGCAACATATGGTTTTGGGTCTATGGGAGGACAAGGTGATCCTCTCCATAGGGCTAATACTAAAGATATACTAAGCCGTAACCCTAGGGATGATGAAGGGGAAGAAGAGGAAGAAAATACTGTTCCCGAAGAAAAGGAGGGGCCAGAAGGTAATTTGACTTATGGAAAGAAGTTGCGTAAATCGGCTGGATGGGATAAACTGTTTAAGAGTTTAATAGATGAACTCTAATGTTTGCCCCAAATGCAAAGGATTTATGGTCGTAAATTTAGATGCGGATTTAGTTTGTTTAGTGTGTGGAATAGTTTTAGTATTAAGGAGGAAAGCAAAAGATGATACCAGAAATAGCAAAGGATGGAATCGTAAAAAGAAAGTTAGCGGGAGAGACATGGACAGCAATAGCAAAGTGGATGGAACAAGAATTCGGAGAACCCGTGCATCGAACAACCGTTCAACGTTGGTACGACAAGGAGGTGTCTTTAGAAAGCATCAATCCAGATGATATTGTACTAGATTCTATCGAAGATAGAATTAAGTTAGATAAAAAATTAGCTACTTCTAAAGCAGAAGCTTCCTTTTATAAAAAGTTATACGATAAGAGTTTACGAGAATATGCTCAAACAGACCTCTTAATGGATATTATTAAAGGTTCTGTACCTGGATTTACTAAAGTTGAAGTCTATCCCCAGAGAACTAAAGTATCTGGAGATACCCCACAGGCGGTAGTGGCTCCATTATCAGATACACATATCGGAGAATTTATAGATATTGACCAGATGGCGGGGTTAAATTCATATGATTTTGATATTTTTAATAATAGATTATATGGATGGGCTACACAACTTGTAACATTAGTAGAACTTAGGCGGAATGGGGTTCCTATTCCAGAACTAGTTGTACCTATGTTAGGGGATATGGTTAGTGGTGATATCCATGAAGAATTATCTAATACGAATTTAACTAATTGTATGATGCAAATGATTAGGGGAGCGAACTTAATTGCTCAAGCTTTGATGTTTATAGCACCCCACTTTGAGACTATTAGAGTTCCGTGTGTGGTTGGTAATCATGGTAGGATGACTAGGAAACCTCCCATGAAAGATAAGTATATGGATTGGGATTACCTAATGTATCAATGGATTGCAGCCCTTTGTAAGAACCAATCTAATATTGAATTTCATATACCCAGGAGTTTTCTTACAGTCTTCTCTGTGTGCAATAGAAATATCCTAGCAATGCACGGTGATGCAGTATCAGGAGCGGGTAGTTTAGCTTCCATAACAAAAGTGTTAACTAACCTACGGTCAGTATTACATTTTAAGAAGGGACTAGAAAATGAATTGGGCGAGGTTCCAGATAATATTCCAGCCCACTTTGATTCTGTAATGATTGGGCATTTTCATAGAGTAGATGAATTAGATATTGGTACAGGTTCTGCCCATATTTGTGGCTGCATGAAAGGGGCAGACGAATTTGCCATGACTAGATTGCAAGCGGTTACGAAACCTCAACAGATAGTAACGTATTGGCATCCTAAGTATGGTTATATAGGAAAGGAAATCATTTATTTAAATAAATATGATAAGACTAAATCGAAATTCAAGGATGAAATCCCCGAAATTTGGGTTAATAATGGGTATAATTAAAGAGTTCTTAGTATAATAAGGAGATATTAGATGCCTGCAATATCCTTAAAACAAGTAATAGAGGTACTTCAAAAGAGGTTACCCCGTGATATTGGGAATGCTGCATTGGGTAAGGCACGAAATACGTGTCCTATTCAGTCAGGAGACTTATATAGAAGTTTATATGTTGATATAAATAGTGATGGTTTTGAATTGGGGGCAACTGTTCCGTATGCTTCAGATGTAGAAGAAGGGACTCAGGCAGTTATGGTTTCGGGGTCATACACAGGGAAATGGAAACGCCATAAAAGACGTACTAAGAATGGAAGAACTATAGTTAGGGGGCATACAAAGACTTTTGAAGGTAAAAAACCTGTAGAACTAAGTGGGGAGACTAATCGAAACGCACAAATATGGCGTACTCGTAGTGCTACTGCACGTAGAGAAGGTACATTCTTTATGAAAAACGCTGTGGAAAGCTCTATAGTAGAAATGCTGGAAAGTATCGGGGCTACTAAGAAATAGTCTCGATGAAGAATTAGAGGAGGTAAAAGATGGTAAACTTGAATCAAGTTACCCCAGAACAAGAATTTATTATAGCCCGTCATTCTAGGATGGTGGGGAGAGTATTAGATTTAATTGAAGCATCTATGCCCGAAGGAACCCAATGTGAGAAATTTAAGAAATTAATCCAAGTTCCTATGTATGATTTTAGAAATGAGGTATTAAAATTAGTTTCTTTGGGTTTAGATTAGCGTTAATTATATATAAACTATAGAAAACGTTCCGTTTTTGTAGAAAACATAGTATAATAAACCGTGTAACTATATAATAGTTGCGGGATTTAGAAGGTCGGAAGTGGCTTAGACCAACCTTCTTAGGATATCTTATTATATACTAGGAGGGTATTATGGCAGATGACACGCTAAATCGGATAGAGAAACATATGGAGGGCAACACGTTGGCCCTTTCTGCTGTTGCGGAAGTCTTACAGAAGATGGATGATCGTTTTCTTCGTGATGAAGATGCGGTTATTGCAAAGCAAGAGCAGGCATACGCTGTAGATGAACGGACTGCTATGGTGAAAGCTATTGCTTCTGAAGTCTATGGTATGATGAAAGCTGATAATGGCATGGATGTAGATGGTACGAAGGTACGGTCTGGTACTAAGATGAAGGGTAGGGGCGAAGATGTGGAATCTCCGGTAAATCCTACTACTAAGATTGCAGACCAGCAAGCTACCATTCAAGCTCAAGACGATGAAGAAGACGAAGAGGAAGTAAAAAAGGAAGGGGATGAGGAAGACGAAGATAAAAAGAAATTTAACTTCGACAAGGAACACGATGGTGCTGCGGAGCATCCGAAAGATGAAGAGGAATTACCTAAAAAAGGTATGTATAAAGGCGATGACGAAGATGAAGAAGATAAAGATCTAGAAGAGATGGCTAAGGAACTTGATGCTTTGAAAAAGCAGATAGCAAGTACTGAGTCCAATATGCAAAAGGCGGTGCAAGCAGAGTCGGAGCAACGGCTTCGGAAGATGGGATTTAGAGAGGAATTGGGTCTACAAGCCCCCCAACAGATTCACCCACTAGGAGTGGACGGTACTACGCCAATCGTAAAGGGTAGTGATATGCTTGATACGGTTGACCAGTTAGCTGGTATGTCTTATAAAGAATTGCGTAACCTCCAAGCCAATATTGAAATGGGAAATACTGAAGGGGTGCCAAGGGAATTACTGGGTTAAATTTAAATTAAAGGAGTCACACTATGGCTAATCCTAGTCTATCAGAATATCTAGCACAGTCGCAGCGTGGTCTGTATCAGTCGGTGTTCGGGCCTGAATACCTGATGAAACAGTCCTATTTCACTGTTGATACTGCTACTGGTATTTTCAATACAACTTATGGACGCAAGGTGTGGCAAGCTTTGAACAACCAGACTCGTTTCTTCAACGCTATTCCAAGGGTAGTTTGGGGTAATACGGCTGGTTGGCGTGTTCGTTCAGACCGTGGTTCTGGACGCTCTCGCCCCGTTACTGAAACGGGCAGTCTCCCAACCGTGGATGTTTCCAATATTGAGACTATATCGAGCTTGCCTCGTATAGTTTCCACGACCTTCGGTGCTTCCGTGAAGTCCGTCTTCACGGCTCAGTTGGAAGGTGGTATTGGGGATGTGCTTGACCATATCAAAGAAATCAATGAGGAGTTGCTGGCGGGTAGTGCGTATCTCGTATCTGCTGGTTCAACAACGGCCTTCACAGTACCCGCTAGTATCGCCCACCACTTTAAGATTGGCGATGCTGTCTCTATGAATAACGTAGGGACGGGCTTTGACAGGACTTCTGGTTCTGTTGTGTCTGCGGTCAACACCTCTACTGGTGTTGTTACAATTGCCACTGGTACTGCTTTTGCAGATGGTGACCTCGCCACGATTTTCACCCGTGCAGGGTTCACCTCTCTCGATGACGTTGTAGCAGAAGATGCTATGGTTGTCGGTGGTGGTTCTGGTGGAGCCAACGTTAGGGCTTACGACCTAACTCAGGCTGGTCGGACTGCTGGTGATTGGAATGCTGCTGCCAGCGTTCAGTTGAACAGTGGTACTGGTCGGGCTTTGTCTCTAACTCACCTGGACACCGCTATCCAAAAGATACGGGAAAATGGTGGGGAGCCGAAGCTCATCCTCTTGGGCCACGATCAATACTTCAACCTAGAGCGTTTGTTGAATTCCAACCAGCGTTACATGGGTCAGGAAGAGTATCAGGTTGGTGTGGGTTCTGAGCGAACCTTCCCAGGTACTCGTACTGGTTTGGTCTTGGCTACCTATCAGGGCATCCCCATCCTACCGGATGCGGATGTGCCTAAGTCCGTTGCATCTAATGATGGAGTCTTGGGTTCCAACATCTACGTGTTGGATACTGACTACATAGAAATTGCAGTTGCTCAACCTACTCAGTATGTTGAGAACCGTGACTACTTCGCTGCCAATGCGTTGGTGGTGAGGGGCTTGCTCTATACAATGGGCGAGATGCGGTGCAAGAATATGTGGGTTCAGGCCAAGATCGGGGACTTGAACGCCTCCTAATTTTTCTGGGGGTGGGAGCCTGATGGCTTCCGCCCCCTTTTCGGAGTTATTATGCGAATTAATCGACCTAAGTACCCCACATTAATCCGTTATGATGATAATGACAAACCGTTAGATCATTATAAAAAATCTACTCTACCTAAATTTGGCACTAATAATCCTATTATTGTATTAAGGAAAGTGCAACATGACCCAGATGAACAATCAGAAGAAGTCGTTGAAGGACGATGAACTAGATGTCAAAGTTGCAGTCTATATGGAACGTCTTGATACTTATATACAGACTTCCACAGAATTAAATAGAACCTTAGTTGCTGGATTAGAAAGAGTTAATACTGAATTAGATGAATTGAAACATTGGCGTACTAAATTTTATGGTGCCAAAACTTTAACTATGATGCTCTTTGCCATGTTTGCTCATGCAGGAGTAGTCCTAGCTGCGATAATTGGTATCTTAACTTGGTATTCCAAATCCCCAAATTAACATTAGGAGTCTTGCATGGCTAATGAACGACATAATGATGCACGGGGCTGGGAAGTAGATTCGTCTACTCGTCAATCTGTCCATCCTTATACAAAATATTCCCCCTTTAGAACGGCAACATCTACGACAGCAGCAAATCTATTAGCTATTGATAGGGGTGAGATTGCCGTTAACTGGGTTACGAACCCTAGAGTAGAGGCTGCTGATGTTACAATGTTTACGGCTACGGGGTCAGCTATATCTAGAAGTACTGCCCAACAGTCTGTTGGTACAGCGTCCCTCCTCACTAATCCAGGGAACTCTGCTGCTGGCGAGGGTTTTTATTGGGTGTCTCCTAATATTGGTTTTACAGTAAGCCCTCAACACATAACGGCTCAATGTGAAGTTAGGGGAGCTTCTGCGTCAGGAAGTGTTAAGAT